CAAATCTATGAGATTGCTGAACAGCTTCTTCAAGCTGTTGTCGGCGACACCTCAGTAGAAGGGTATGCGGCGCAAATAGCACAATGGGTTTCAAATCCATTCGGACGTCATGGTCCAGGTGCTGTTGCGGGAGAAGAGAGAGGCTTCGAGAAGTGGGACTTTTCTTCAGATCAAAGGTTCTCTGACATTACGTCAGGAACATACGATTCTGAACCTCTATACCTAAAGTATGAGGACAGCGTTAAACACTGTGAAGATGTCGATTGTTCTGTGGTCACTCTCGTGCCCAAGGACTTTCGCGGTCGGCGTATCATTTGTATCGAACCCAAAGAGCGAATGTTTGCTCAAAGGGGCTTGATGGAGGTGATTTACGACCTTGTCTCCACTAACTCGCTGATCAACTATGCGGTGGACTTTAAAAATCAATTGAAGAGTCAACGTTTCATCCTGAAACGTGGGATTTCGACAATCGATTTAAAGGACGCCAGCGACATGCTGTCGCTTTCTCTCGTGAAACGTTTATTTCCGAAAGAAGTTGTTGATCTCGTTCTGAAGTACAGATCTCCTTTCCTATTCATCAACAGTATGTTACCTGATGATGATGGTGACTGGACTGCGCCGCACGTGTTCAGATACACGACCGCGCTAACTATGGGAAATGCTTTGTGCTTTCCAATAGAGACTCTGTCGTTTTGGGCCCTGAGCCTTGCCACTATGATCTTCAAATCACGTTTGTTTGTTTTTTGGCGTGCAATGGAGTTTGTTCGTGGCGAAGGCCCCTGGACGATACAAACGTTTCGGAAACATTTTCCGCTGCGGGTATTTGGCGATGATATCGCTGTACCAACAGTCTTTTATGACGACGTTTGTATAACTTTAGAGCAAGCCGGCTTATCAGTGAACCATGATAAAAGTTGTTCCGATTCTCCCATCCGGGAGGCATGCGGAGCTTGGAACTATTCCAACACTGATGTGCGAATCACCCGATTCACATTTGCCCAGCTCAGTGACACACAGGCGTGGATTTCTTGGCGTGCAAACGCCGAGGAACTTCGTTGTAATGGCTTTACATTTGCCGCAACGAAGATCTGTGAGCACCTCATTGAAAAGATTCCGTCGGCAGAAGCCGCGTTGTGCCTCCAAGGACAACGTGTCGGTTTGCCCGGATATCGCTGGAATAAGGATCTCCAGCGGGTTGAGGTTTGTTTACCTGCCATCCGTGAGGGTGGTGGCCGTCTGTCGCTCAATGGTTATAAGGGCTTTTACGCCTACATGACCGATCAAGCAACCTTTAGGACCGTCTGTCACGGTGACGCGCAAGGCGTCGAT